TGGTTCAAATGCCGTCTGCCTCTGATGTAGGAGCGGTATCTCAAACCGTATATGAACTAACCCCGCAAAACGGCTGGAAGGCAGCCAGCGCGGCCTCTGTGTGCCATCTGATAGTAACCGGCAGGCTTGCCGCCATAACCGCCCGCCTAACAGCGCCAAGTGCCACAATCGATTCCAGCAACAGTTTAATATTTAACTTACCCAGCGGGGTTGTGCCGACGAAATATATCGACGTCGTTATGACATGCGGAGGGGATATTTCTAACGCAGCCGGTGCTCAAATCGGGACAGGCGGTTCCGTTGTGGCGTTTTCCGGCACGCTTCCTTCTACCGGGCCGCTTTCTATCGACGCGGTATTTTTGATTAATTAAAAAAGGGGGATTTTACTATGGCACATTTTGGAGCAATTTCACCAAATGGTGGTACATGTTATGGAAAGCTTCAGTTTATTGGAACAAATTATCCTCAAATTTATGGAAATGGAATTTTACAGTTGGGCGCTGATTCCAGAAATGAATATGGCGTTGTTTTGCGAGGCAACGGTACAGACGAAGCAAAGGCTTTTCGGCCTTCTGTTAACGCCGGCACAACAGGCCATTTGTATTTAGGGGTTGCCAACCAGAAATGGCGCGCTGTTTTCGCCCAGAACGGCACTATTCAAACCTCCGATCGAAACGCTAAGCACGATATCACAGATCTTGACCCAGAAAAAATAACGGCGTTTATTATGGGGCTGAAGCCAAGCTCCAATGTGTTTAACGACGCTGACAGCGGCAGAACCCACTGGGGCCTGATCTCGCAGGATATTGAGGAGCTGTTCCCTCAGCTTGGAATGACAAGCATGGATTTCGCCGGATTCATCAAATCCCCAAAAACGGAGGATTATTACGAAGATGTTCCCGAGACTGTCACGGACGAGGAAACCGGAGAGGAAAAAACTGTAACACGGAAAGAATTAAAAACCCGGACCGTCGAAGGAGAATATATCTACTCCCTTCGCTATGATGAATTTATTGCCCCTTTGATCTGCATGGTACAGAAGCAGCAAAAGCAAATTGAGAATTTAGAGCGGCGTTTATCCGCTTTAGAAAACAAGGAGGAAGCAAAATGAAAATCATTCAAAATTTAGTAGACCCTTCCCGTTACTCCGTTAAATGCCCTTATGCCATGACTCCTACCAGGGTAGTGGTCCACAACACCGCCAACGACGCACCGGCGGCGAATGAAATCGCCTATATGATCCGTAACGACAATGAGGTTTCTTTTCATTACGCCGTGGACGATCAGGAGGTAGTTCAGGGTGTGCCGGAAAACCGGAACACCTGGAACGCCGGAGACGGAAACGGCAAAGGCAACCGGGAGGGGATCGCCGTGGAGATCTGCTATTCCCTGTCAGGCGGTGAGAAGTTCACCAAAGCGGAGCAAAACGCCGCTGAGTTTATCGCTTCTATCTTAAAACGCTATGGCTGGGGAATGGACAGGGTAACCAAGCACCAGGATTACAATGGAAAATACTGTCCCCACAGAACCCTTGACCTGGGCTGGGACAGGTTTTTGAAGATGGTGGAGGCTCACTTAAACGGAGATAAGCCTGCGCCCTCCCCCACTCCAACTCCCGCACCCAAGCCAGCGAAAACGGTAGACGTATATTACCGGGTAAGAACCAAGGCGGACGGCTGGCTTCCCGAGGTGAAAAACCTTGAGGATTACGCGGGATTTACCGGAGCCGTCACTGATGTCGCTGTTCGTGTTTCCGCTGGTTCCGTAAAGTACCGGGTACATATTAAGGGCGGCAGCTGGCTTCCCTATGTAACCGGCTGCAACATCAACGACGCTGTAAACGGCTATGCGGGAAACGGTTTGGAGATTGACGCTGTTGAAGTGTATTATTACACCCCGGACAGCATCAGGCCGTATAAGAAAGCCAAATACCGGGTCGCTCCTGTGGGTGGAAGCTATTATCCCTGGCAGTATGACAATGAAACCGGAAACGGCCAGGACGGCTACGCGGGCGCTTTCGGAAACGCCATCGGAAAGCTTCAGATTGTAATCGAGTAAGGCGGTGGAGCTGATGTCAACAGAAATCATCGTCTCCGTCATTTCTCTGCTGGGAACCATCGTGGGGAGCCTGGGAGGCGTTTTAGTTTCCAGCCGGCTGACCACCTACCGGATTCAAAAACTCGAAGAAAAAGTGGCTAAGCACAATAACCTGATTGAAAGAATGTATAAGGTGGAGGACAGCGCGAAAAGCGCCCATCACCGAATCGACGAGTTAAGGGAGGAACTGAAATGAAAATCAACTGGAAAGTACGGTTTAAAAACCCTGTGTTCTGGTTCAATCTGGCAGCGTCTATTTTCCTGCCCATGCTGGCCTGTCTGGGTTTCAATTGGGAAGACATGACAAGTTGGCAGGCTGCGGGAAACGTGTTCTTACAGGCCGTCCAGAGCCCCGTAATTGTGGTGTCGGTTCTGGTATCTGTATGGAACCTGTTAAATGACCCTACTACCAAGGGTCTAAGCGATTCCAGCCAGGCACTTTCTTATACCGAACCTAAGAAAAGCGAATAATAGAAAGACAGCCCCCGGGAATTTTCCTGGGGGCTTTTTTGTTTTTTTAGGGATTTAAGGACAATTTTTTCATAGAATAATATAATTTATAGAGGCAATTATCAATTTAGATAAAAGCAATTCTATTGTCAAATATCACCTCTTATCTATTTTTAACATTATTATTTATAAAGTAACGCTAAAGCTAAATTTACTTCTTAGGTTAATTTTATAATTGACACTCCATATTTCAGTTGTTATAATAAAATTGACCTTTTAGGTAAATTAAAAGGGGTGATTTGTTGGAAATTGAATATAGAACTAAAAACCTTGAGAAGGTTTGTACAATCGCTTCAGAAGCTAAAAAGAAATACGGACAGAAAATGGCCGAAAAAATTCACCTTCGAATCGATCAAATGCACGCTGCGGAAAATGTAGAGCAGATGATTCAATTTCGCATAGGAAATTGCCATTTACTACATCACAATAGACAAAATCAGTATGCAGTTGACCTTGTCCAACCAGTTAGACTGGTATTTAAAATAAAAGAAACAGAGATTCAAATCGTATCTATTATTGAGATAACTGACTATCATCGGTAATATCAATATTCACTTAAAGGAGGAACCTATCATGACGAGAAGTCGCAGTTATATTGCCATGCCACCTGGTGCGACTATTAAGGAACAATTAGAAGATCGAGGCATGAGCCAAAAAGAGTTTGCTTCTCGCATGGAAATGTCTGAGAAGCATATCAGCCATCTGATTAATGGCGACGTACAACTTACTCCTGATGTTGCCTATAGATTAGAACTAGTGCTTGGACTGCCTGCAAATTTCTGGAGCAGCCTTGAGGCAATTTATCGGGAAAAAATAGCAAAAGCGAATGCGGAAAATGCACTTGATGCGGATAAGGAAATAGCCAAAAAGTTTCCTTACCAGGAAATGGCAAATAACGGCTGGTTACCAGATACTAGGAAAATTGAAGAACGTGTTATTAATCTCAGAAAATATTTTGAAGTAGTACAACTTAAGTGTCTCACAAATGATAAGCTAATTCCCAATATCGTATACCGCCAACTGTCTATTACAAAAAAATCGGATTATGCTTTAATTGCTTGGGCTCAGCGAGCTCGTATTGAAGCAAGAAAAATTAGTACTGAGCCAATCAACTTGAAAGAGTTAGCGGCACAACTTCCCTATATAAAAGAAATGACAAAAGAAGATCCCTGTGAATTTTGTCAAAAATTAATTCAAGTGCTTTCAAAGTGTGGAATTGCGCTAGTATTTCTGCCGCATATGAGTGGTTCATTTTTACACGGAGCGACATTTTATGATAACAATAAAATTGTTATTGGTCTAACTTTACGAGGGAAAGATGCAGATAAATTTTGGTTCAGTCTTTTTCATGAATTTGGACATATTCTTTTAGGCCATTTAAACAAAGCAACTGAACTAGATAAAGATGACGAAATCGCTGCTGATCAATTTGCAAAAGATACTCTTATTTCACAAAAAGATTTTGAGATGTTTATAAAACAAGGAATATTCACCGAGGAATCTATTTGTGCCTTTTCCAAACAAATTAATATCGACCCAGGAATTACGGTGGGCCGGTTACAGAAGGAAGGATATATAGAATTCAGTTGGTATAATACTCTTAAAGTGAAATACGAATTAACATCATAATAATTAATTTTGTTGCCTGGCGCGGGGTATAAATCCAGGCTTGAACATATTGTCCGTTTGATGTATAATAATATCAGTAATTGGGGTGTGTGTTTTCGGATGCACACTTGAGAGAGTCGGAGTAATCTGGCTCTCTTTTTCATTATATAACTCCGCCCTCCTTACCGTTTTCGGTGGGAGGGCTGTTTATTTTATGTTTTGACTTGCATTTTGACTTGCATAATTTAAAATAAACCCGAAAAAAGCGGTTAAATTCTCAATTCTGAAAAACAAAAGAGCCCCCGCAAAAGCAGAGGCTCCAATGGATTGTAGGCCCGCAGGTTACTACAATACGATCACTAGCAATATGTTACCACGAGGTTGACTAAAAGTCAATAGCTATCTCGAACACATATCGCCTATCTCTATTTTATGCCATTTGTGAAAAAATATACACTTATTTTTACAACTTCATTCGTCATCGGCATTATGAGCCTTGTTTTGGCAATAAAAAAGAAGTAACCGCCCAGTTCCCAACTTAGCAGTTACTTCTATCGCTTTAAAGAGGGGCTAACCGTCTCAAAGGTAGCGCCTTACGCTTTTATTGTAACCGCTTCTTTTTTATATTGTCAATAAGTTTCCCCGCTTTATCCGAGATGGGTTGAGTCGGGGGATTTTTTATTTTCTGATTACACACCCAGCACCATCGGTAAAAGTGCCGGAAGCGATCTTCGCGATATCATAAATCCAACCGCACACAAATAAACCGCCAGTCAAAAACCATATAATCCCACTTCCTACTTTCCCCACGTAAAAACGGTGAATGCCAAGGCAGCCTAAAAAGATCGCTAAAATTAAAGCGACCATTTTACTCTTATGACTAATACCATTACCGCTGTATCCGGCATTAATATTAGTGTTTTCATTTTTGTTCACATTGTTGATGATGATGGTAGGTATTTGCTGAGAAGTAGAATTCCCAGCTTGTAATATGGTTCCGCAATTAGGACACACCTGCGCGTTTTCCACGTTTGCACCGCAATTTTGGCATTTCATATTTCCGATTCCTCCTAATTATAACACTGAAATTGATTAGAATACTTAATTCTGATCTTTAACACAATTATACATGGTTCACACTGTAAAATCAAGAATAAAGCGGAATATTAGCACATTATTCGCTAATAATAAGAATAAAGAAGGAATATTGGCACAATGAAAATATACGACTACAATGGAAAAAAGAATATTTGTGGGGAAAGATTACGAGAAGCACGAGTTGTTCAACGACTGCGTCAAGAAGATTTAGCTGCAAAAATCCAAACGATGGGCGTCAATTTGGAACGAGATAGCATAAGCCGAATAGAGATTGGAACGCGCTTTGTTTCAGATTTTGAATTAAAAGTATTTGCAAAAGCACTTGGTGTTTCTGTTGATTGGCTTTTAGACGACAAATAACGGCGGCGGGGTGATTGAACCGCCGCTTATTTTTTTTACTTTTTCCGCAAAAGCTATTGACATATACGCACGTATATGGTATAATAATATCAGAAAGGAGGTTAGGACGTTGAGCAAGAAAAAGCAAAAGAAAAGCGGCAATAAGAAAGACCAGCCAGCAAGCAAAATCAATCTTGTTACCGCGATCGTCAACCTTGTAATTGCAATTCTTCTTCTGATAGAAAAATTGACAAGGTAACGGGCAGGGGGAGCAATCCCCCTCGCCTTGATCAGTATAACAAAAAAAACGCTTGACGTCAACGGAGCATGGATAGAGCGATTTATATTCTTGCGGCGATTAGCATTGCTTTGTCGATCGTTGCTATCGTCTTATCCTTGAAGAGGAGGAAGTAACAGAATGAGCAAAAAGGACTATTCAGCGCAGAAAAAGCACATTCGAACGCATTACGCCCGCTTCCCGCTTGATCTTCGTCCGGAAGTGCTGGAGGAATTCAAAAAGGCTTGCGCGGACAACGGGACAACGCCGACAACGGAAATCAAGAAGTTTATTGCGGCGTATTGCGAAGCGGCGCGGGATAAGTAACTAACGACAGGGGCGGCGTTTCTGCCGCCTTTTTGTCATATTTGGAAACAGGAGGAAGGAAGAATGCACAAGCATTTAACATGGACAGACCGCCTAAAAATCGAAAAGGGCTTGAAAGAAGGCTTGAATCCTTGCAAGATCGCCGATTGCTTACACGTCCACAACACAACGATATACAGGGAGTTGAAGCGCGGTACCTATGTGCATTTGAATTCTGACTTAACCGAAGAAGAACGCTATTCGCCGGAGATTGCACAACAGCATTACCGTGAAAACCTCAAAGCCAAAGGCGGGGAATTGAAGATCGGCAGCGATTACGAATTAGCTGCTTTTATTGAAAAGAAGATCGGCGAAGAAAGATATTCCCCGGCAGCTGTCATCGGAGAAATCAAGCGGATGGGGCTGAAATTCAAAACACAAATCAGCGAAAAAACGATTTATAACTACATCGATAAGGGAATATTTTATGGGATCAGCCGCAAGAGCTTACCGGAATGCGGGGCACGGAAAAGGAAGTACGGAAAAATAGAACGCAAAAAAGCCGCCCGTGCGTCGGCGGGCGAAAGTATAGAGAGACGCAATCCAGAGATTAACGAAAGAAAGACGTTCGGACATTGGGAAGGCGATTGTGTGTGCGGCAAGAAAAAGACAAAGGAAACCTTGTTTGTTCTTTCTGAACGGTTGACGCGCGAAGAAATCATTATGAAAATACCGGATCAGACTTCCGCCAGTGTTGTGGCGGCGCTGAACAAATTAGAACGTCGTTACGGGAAGCGGTTTTCAAAGATATTCAAAAGCATTACGTTTGACAACGGTTCGGAATTTTTGGATTGTGCCGGAATAGAACGATCCGTTTATGGCAAAGACCGGAAGCGCACGAAAGCTTATTATTGCCACCCATACAGCGCATACGAGCGAGGAACAAATGAGAATATAAACAAAATGATACGGCGATTCTTACCGAAAGGAACAGACTTCCGGAAAGTAACCGCCGTATATATTCACCGCGTAGAATCATGGATCAATAATTATCCTCGTGAGATTTTAGGCTTTGAAACGTCGGGATCGCTCTTTGAAAGGTACGTCGCCGAATCCGATTGAAGCCTTCTAAAAAAACATTTTAATTTTTTCTGCTTTTACTCTTGACTTTTTCGGTTGGAGAGAGTAATATTAAAAGCAGAGGAAATCAAAACGATTTTTCTGCTTTATTTTTTTAATCTTAACAAAGAAAGGGGCCTTAAAAATGGGAAAATACTCATATTTGACATTTGACCAACGTCGCGAAATAGAATCGCTATACAATGATGGAAACAGAGTAGTAGATATTGCCTCAAAAATCCAAAGAAGTGTTGCTGCTGTTTACGAAGAACTCAAACGCGGATACACAGGGGAACTTGATGAAAATAAACGTCTTAAATACAACGCCGATCTCGCGCAAACAACAGTGCAAGCAAATATACGGCGAAGAGGCAACAAACAGTTAAATAAAAGCACTATCACTAAAACGTGAATATCTGTGGCGAAAAGGAAGCGGGATAACCCATGAACCAGCTTTAGCTATTGAATTCTGGTAAAAGAAAAAACGCCTGTGGTGGTTTCACAGACGGCTTTCCCCCATTTTTGTTTACCAAAAACTTTTGCACCTGTTTGGGCGCTGTGTAGCGTAGCACTGACGTTATTACTGTAACAATGACAGAAAATCAATTAATAAGTGAACTCAAACGAAAAATTGATGAAAAAAGGAGGACAAGCACATGAGCACAGAAATGACGGTGGCGTTTATCGTTCTGGCGGTATGGAGCGCCGTATTCACAGCGGCATATATTGGCGAACGGTACCGAAACCGGAAGCTGAGGAACGCTTTAAAGAAGAAAAGGAGCCGGTACATAAGAGAGGTGAGTTATGGAAATGAAACAATCCATCTGTGACAAAGACTGCTTTCACTGCCGTTTTTCAGATTGTGTTAATCACTACGGCCCATATACTGAGGCGAAAGACATTAAAAAGGCTTTGAATGGGCAAAAGAAAAGCCGCTCTCGCGACTGGCATCACGAAGAGCGGCAAACGAAAAACAACTGAGTATATTTTAAACCAAAACAGGAGGTTTGTCAAATGGACGATAAAGAGTTAATGATCTGTCTAATGAAAAGATGTTTAGAGCTGGAGAAAGAAATCGAAAAGCAAAAGTTATCCGGAGACTATTGGTTCCGGGAATGTGAGAGGCTGAAAAATGAACAGAAGCAATGACAGCGGCCTGTTCCGGGCGGAATGGGAGTATCTAAATCCACCGGATAACGAGGAACCGGAAACGGGTAAAAGCCCGGAATACGAAGCCCAGGAGTGGCTGAAGGAGGTATGTTATGCCTACCAAAGAAATAGTTGAATTCACCCGATACACTGTCCCCATAGAGATCAGATTTATAAACGGTCTAGAGTGCTGCGAGTGGTGTAATCATAGTTTTATGAACATGAAACGGCATTTTGAATGTGACCTTACTCATGAGGAAATGGCCAGCCCTAGAGATTCTATTGGGTGGAACTGTCCGATCAGAAAATTGGAGGTAGTAAATGGAATTCAGACTGTTGAAAGCTGATGAAATTGACGTGAGAGTAGCTCAAGTTAAAGAATCCGGCTGTTCCCTGCTCCTATATAAAGACGCCCGTGTCGATATGAATATCTTAGACACTACAATTGGCCTGGGAAACTGGCAGCGCAGGCATTATGAATGTAAGGGGAATTTATTCTGTTCTGTTGGTATCAAGATTGATAGTGAATGGGTATGGAAGGACGATGCGGGTGCAGAAAGTCAAGCTGAAAAAGAAAAAGGCGAAGCCTCTGACAGCTTTAAGCGGGCTTGTGTAAATTGGGGCATTGGCCGGGAACTTTACACGGCTCCATTTATTTGGATTCCGTCCTCTGAAATTTCCATTGTATCTAAAAATGGTAAGGCTACAACTTACGATAAATTCGAAGTAACAAAAATAGCCTATACAGAGGACAGAAAAATTTCGGGGCTTGCTATTTGGAGGCTTGCCAATAAGGATAAAGACCGCAAACGTGTATTTGTCTGGCAGGGAGGCACTAATGAATGACTTAATTAACGCGGTAGGCGAAAAGACCGCTTTACTTGACGCCGCGATCCGTCAGCTTGGAAAACGCGGACAGGCTTATGCCGAGGCCGAAAGTAATTATAGAATGGCGCTGTCAAAGGCAATTCTGGAAGAGCGTGCAAACGGCACTCCAGTAACTATCATTTCCGATGTCTGCAAAGGAAAATCTGATATTGCAAAACTGAGATTTCAACGTGATTGCGCCGAGGTGGTATATAAGTCTGCAATGGAGGCAATCAACAGTTATAAACTGCAAATCAGGATAATGGACGCACAGATAGAAAGAGAGTGGCATAGTGGTTAACGAATACGGAGCAAAGCTTGACCGGAACGGCTACGCGCCAAGCATCATACAGGACGAAGCCGATGAAAGCTGCTTTATCTGCTATACCAATGGGTATTATGACCCTCTCAACCGCCACGAGGCGTTTGGCGGCCCATTCCGGGACAAGTCAAAGCGTTTAGGCTTATGGGTTTCCCTCTGCCATTACCGGTGCCACCAGGAGGGAAGCAGCAGCGTACATAAAAACCGGGAATCCGATCTGCACATAAAGCGGATCGCCCAAATGAAGGCGATGGAAGCCTATCAATGGGACACAGAGGATTTTATCCGGGAGTTCGGAAGAAATTATTTGGAGGATTAACATGTTAAATACAGTGATTTTAATGGGACGGTTAACCTCAGACCCAGAACTGAGGCACACACCTAACAACGCGGCAGTTACCAGCTTTACCCTTGCGGCAGAACGATCTTATGTAAAATCAGGCACAGACCGCCAGGTGGATTTCATCGACGTAGTGGTATGGCGGCAAACCGCTGAATTTGTCTGCAAGTATTTTCATAAGGGTCAATTGGTAGCGGTGCAAGGTTCCATTCAAACACGCAACTACACGGACAAGGACGGCAATAAAAGGAAAGCGTTTGAGGTAGTCGCGGAAAGCGTACATTTCGCGGAATCCAAAAAAGATAAGAGTAATGAGCCTATTGTAACTATTCAGAGAAACGATGACTTTGAAGAAATAATTTCGGATGACGACTTACCTTTTAACCAACCAAAAGAAAGGCGGTGAGAACGTGGAGATATTAAACCTAATCCCTTATGGAAAAGAAAACGCCATAAGCCGGAAAGATTTGTCCAAGCTTACCGGCTGGGACGATAGAAGGGTAAGGGACGAAATCAAGCGGCTTATGAGAAACGGCGAACGGATTTTATCCTCCAGCAGTGCTAAGGGCTATTGGAGAAGCGACGATCCTGACGAAATCGAGAGATTCCTTAAAGAGAGCGATAACCGCCGCAGAACAGAGGCTTTAAATGTCGAACCTCTTCGTTTTTTCGTAGCCAAGTCAAAAGGAGAAGATTTAATTTCGATAAGAGCGCATTACCGCAGGATACATAAACAGGCATCAGGCAAAACCGATATTCAAGGCGGTGAATAAATGGCACGAAGGCGAATGATAGTTCCAGAAATATGGCAGAGTGAAAGTTTCGCTCAACTCTCCATATTGGCAAAACTGGTGTTTATTGGATTGTTTTCAAACGCAGACGACGAAGGCCGAGGAATAGCAAATCCGGTATATATCAAGTCCATACTGTTCCCTTATGACGATGGAATGCGGGTCATCGACATAGAGAAAGCCCTATCGGAGATAGGTCAGTTCATGTCCGTGACGCTGTACACTCATGACGGAAGAAAATACTATGCGCTTGATAACTGGAAAAAATCGCAGACTATAGACCGGCCCAAACCATCAAAGCTCCCGCCGCCAACAGACGAAAAATCAATCTCCGACGGATCACCGAAAGATCGGCGACAAGTCGATGATCCGTCTCCCCCTAAAAAGAAAGGAAAAGAAGAGGAAGAGAAAGAAAAATTAAAGGAAGTAGAAACTGACCTTTTTTGTGATTTTTCTGAGCCTATGCAGGAGACATTGCGGGAATGGCTGAAATACAAAGCGGAACGCCGGGAAAGCTATAAGCCCACCGGCTTAAAAAAGCTTATTGCCGAAGTGAAAGGCAAACTCTCTTTGTACCAGGAGACAGCGGTTATTTCCCTGATCGACGAGTGTATGGCTAACGGCTGGCGTGGAATTATCTGGGATAAATTGAACAAGAAAGGAGGCTTTTCCAATGTTCGAAAATCTGATCAGGAAAGCCCCTCCGGAGGTACGGCGGAAACTTCAAAACAGAAATACGGAAATTACATTTGAGGATATCCAGGAACGGCGCATTCAGGCCATGAACGAAGTTAAAGGAAATCTAACAGGGTATGACTGCCCAATCTGTAAAAACAAGGGCGTGATACATTACCTGAAGGACGGATACGAATTTGCGAAACCCTGTGAGTGTATGAAGCTTCGGGATAGTTTAAGGAGAATCCGGCAAAGCGGCCTGGGTGACCTATTGAACGAATATACCTTCGATAAGTTTCAGACAGAATCCCCCTGGCAGGAGGCTGTAAAAAACAGCGCCTTGAAATTTCTGGAGGATCACGACCGGAAATGGTTTTTTATCGGCGGACAGGTTGGGGCTGGGAAGACGCATTTGTGTACGGCTATAGTGGGTGAATTCTTAAAGCGTGGAATCAGCGCAAAATATATGCTGTGGCGGGACGAGGCGTTGAAGCTGAAAGCCGTTGTCAATGATGATACGGCATATTCAAACCTGATTAAACCCTTGAAAACCGTTCCTGTGCTTTACATAGACGATTTTTTTCGCACAGGAAACGATGAGACAGGCAGGAAAAAAGCCCCCACACAAGGCGATATCAACGTGGCTTTTGAACTCATTAATTACCGGTATAATAACAACCTGGCGACGGTTCTGTCCAGTGAATTGACTGTCGATCAAATTCTATTTTTTGACGAGGCAGTGGGAAGCAGGATTTACCAGAGAACGAAAGAATACCACTGGGATATTGCCAAAGACCCACATAAAAATTACAGGCTGAAATAACAAAGGAGGGAACAGTTTGGTTACGCTCTATATCCCCGGCAAGCCGCAGGGAAAAGCCAGGGCCAGGACATGTAAAACCGGGCACAGCTACACGCCGGAAAACACAGTGCTGTACGAAAATCTGATTAAAACTTCATTTCTGGAACGGTATGGAGCCCGGGGAAAAATCAGAGCCCAGGGAAAACAAAAGCCTGCGCTGAAGATGGAGATTTACGCGGGATTTCAGGTTCCCAAATCATTTTCCAACAAAGACAGGATTTCGGCGTTAAGCGGAAACCTTCTCCCCACAAAAAAGCCCGATTCCGATAACATTGCGAAGGTGGTTGCGGACGCTTTAAATGGGATCGCTTATGACGACGACGCTCAGATCGCCGATTTAACGGTTATCAAGCGGTACACGGAGAATCCCTGCGTAAAGGTAACCATCGAGGAGATCAGCCATGACCTTTGATGAACTTTGCGCTCTCGCCGGAAACGGGAAGCCTCTTCCCCGTTCCGTGCTTCCTTTAGAGCGTGTTGCATACCGCGGGCTTACCTGGCTGTACCATGCTTACCGGCGCGGCGCTTTTTCCAAGGACAAAGCCGCGGAGGGAAAAGAAGCCCTCAGGAGAGAGTACGAGGAAGCACGGAGAAAAGAAAAGGATGACCTGAAGCTTTACAAATACATCGACCAAATCCGTGTGGCGTTCGGCGGACAGTTCAAGGCTGTGAAAGAAAGCGGCTGTCCTGTATGCAGGCGGCTTGTTGAGATTTTGGACGGGAAGAATTTACCTCTCTAAATAAGAAAGGAGATTAGAATGAAAGACTGTAAAAACTGTAAATATTTTTGTGGTTATGATTATAGCGATGGAACGCCAATCTGTGAATATAATGGAGGTTATGAAGCGTGCCCTTATAACGACACTGCCGATTTTAAACTTAATGAAGCAAAGCTGGAAGTCGATATGACTAACCTGCTCGAATATATTACCCATACCGTTAAGAACTCAGTGGAAATGGGTATATATAAAATGGTGCATGACGAGATAGTAAGCTTAGTTAAGGATACTTATAACAAAACTTTTAAAGAATACACCAAGGAAGAGGTTGAAAAACAAATTTCCAATTCGGTTAACGAATTCATGGAAGAGATTGTAACTATTGGTGGAAATTGGGGAGAAGAACCAAAGAAACTTACTAGAAAGCAATACTTAAATGAATGTGTCAAGAACTCTTTAGAAGAAAAATTTGATATTGAACACATGAGGGCAACGATATTACAAACCGTTCAAAAAGAAGTAGAAAAAAAGGCAGATATTTTGAAACGCCAAGTAAATTCCGGAATTAAACAAACCTTTGATGATGTTATGGCTAAAACGCTGACGGATAATGTTGTTTCTATGCTTATGTGCAGCGATACTTATCAAAAGCTTAACGATTCCATGAAGCGTTTAATCCCTTGAATTTAACCCCGCCGCAAACAGGCGGGAGAAAGGAATTTTAAAAATGTATATTACTTACGAATTATTGAAAGAAAAAGGCGCATGTTCTGATGGTTTGAATTGGTTTAAACAAAATTTCCCGGAAGGTTGTGAACTTAACGAAGAAACCATTGCAAGGGTGGAAAAATGCGATACCCGTTTTGTATGGTGGTTTTATAACAATATCCAGCAGGATAAAAGATTATATAAGCTTTGCGGCGTGAACGGGTCTTTCGGCGTGAACTGGTCTAACGGTGTGAACAAGTCTTTTGGTGTGAACAAGTCTGACGGCGTGAACGGGTCTTTCGGCGTGAGCTGGTCTAATGGTGTGAGCTGGTCTAATGGTGTGAACTGGTCTAACGGCATAAATGAGTCTAATGGTGTGAACAAGTCTGACGGCGTGAACGGGTCTTTCGGCGTGAGCTGGTCTAATGGTGTGAGCTGGTCTAATGGTGTGAACTGGTCTAACGGTGTGAACAAGTCTTTTGGTGTGAACAAGTCTTTTGGTGTGGACAAGTCTAACGGTGTGAACAAGTCTAACGGCATAAATGAGTCTAATGGTGTGAACAAGTCTGACGGCGTGAACGGGTCTTTCGGCGTGAGCTGGTCTTTCGGAATATTAAATTCATATGGGGTAGACCATGCTTTATTTTTAGCAAACAGAAAAAGAGTATATCTGATATTTGGAAAAGAAGTTTCAGAGGGCAGATTCCTTGAGGTAGAAAATAATTTATATAGAAAGCTAGGGAGCTGGAGACCGACATTCAACAACATAAAAGCCCTATATCTTAAAAACGGTTCAGATTGGAAGCTTACGCCTATCAAAAACGCAGAAGAAATTTCAAAACAAGAGGCATGGAAGGATATGCCAAGAGAAGCAGTCGAATATGTCGCTTCTCTGCCTGAATTTGATGCGGACATGTTTTTTGAAATCACCTGTATTGACTTGAGATAACCCAGCCGCAAACAGGCGGGAACGGAGGATAAAAGCAATGATTAACCTAACCTTGGGAGATTACAGAATCTGCACCTTGGAAAATGGGACTGTCGCACTATGTGAGCGCCATATCATTTCAAAGCGTTCAAGCCCGAATTTGGGCAAGACGGTTGAAAGGGTAATAGGGCACCATTTCTCCCTAAAATCCGCTCTAACGGCCTACACGGCAAGGGAAATGGCATCTGATGATTACTGTGCGGAAACAGTTGAGCAACTGGAGGCTGTATTGGACAATCTCGCTTCCAGAATTGAGAAAGCGTTAAAGGAGGCAAATCATGACTGAATTAAAACCAATCGAAGCTTGGAACAGGAGGACTGACGATGAACTGGATAAATGTCAACAGAATGACCCCTGAGCCATTTGTCAGCGTACTGTGCAGAATGCCAGGAGAAAAACCTTTCCCTACCGTACATGAAGGATATATTTCTGATGATGGTGTATGGGTATCTTATGGATTCAAAAGAGCACCTGGAGAAGTAACCCATTGGACGGATATGCCGGGATACCCAGGTGACGACGAGGTTGACAATGACACATAAAGAAGCTGTTTTGATATCTGCATATAGTGGTTATTTGCTAACTAAAGATTTTTCAGATGTTCATAAGTTTTGCGAAGAGGTATTAGGCAGACCAATTTTTATACATGAATTTGCAGATGAAAAGGTTCAAAAAGATATTAGAGAAAAGTGTAAACCTATGATTATTAAAATGATAGAAGGTGAACAAAATGGCTGAGTATATAGAACGGGAAGCGGCATTGAATATTTGCCAAAAAGAATATGAGGAACGTTTAGAAATGTGCGATTATTGCGGGGATACTGTGGCATGGAACATTGGAGGACAAATTAAAAAGTTACCCGCCGCCGACGTTGAAGAGGTGAAGCATGGGAAGTGGATAGGGAAACAACTTGATAATTTTAGAAAATATGAAGTTATTTGCTCAAATTGCGATTGGATTGGAATTGAAAACTATGACAGTTATGACAACCCATTTGAGTTTAACTACTGCCCCAACTGCGGCGCTAAGATGAATTTGGAGGACTGAGCTATGACAAACAACGGCTGGATCAGTGTTGAGGACAGGCTGCCGCAAGCGTCTGGCAAATATTTGTGCGTAGTAAAGGACAAAAAAGGAAATAGTTGGACGGTGCCCACTGAATGGAGCGTTGAAATGAGGTCATGGTTTGGGGAATTTGGCGAAATCAAGAACATGGTCACTTACTGGCAGCCACTTCCCGAACCACCTGAGGAGGATTAGCCATGTATGAGGAATTAGTTGAACTGTTGAGAATGCGAGCGGCGCTTATCGATTCTGATCTAGATAATCAGGCCGCCGAAGCCATTGAAATATTGGAAGCACTGGCGCAAAACGGCCAAAGCGCAATAGACACCAATAAACGCCTGGCTGATAAAATCCGAATGCTGAAAGCTAAACTCGATCAAGCCGATGGGACCTTGGATTTTTGCAGGACGAAAGACGCGGAAATTATCAGGCTGGGACAAGAACGCAACCGCCTAAAGCGTGAGAGAGATCAGGCGGTGGAGGATTTAAACACTCTGCGAAAACGCAGTGACTGGAAATGTGAAGCGTGTTATTATAACGACCATTACAACCGTGATATTTGTACTGGGTGCGAATATAACAACGATAACAATTGGCAATGGCGCGGCGTTCAGGAGGAGAAACATGAGACCGATTGATGCTGATGAATTTGATACAAAACTATTTAATGATGGATTTTTTGGTGGATTAGCGAAATGTATAGGGAACACTCCAAGAAAAAGGAAATTTACAATTGGAGAGTTCAGAGGAATGCTTAAAAAGGCTCCAACTATCGATGCTGTCCCCGTAGTTAGGTGTAAGGATTGTAAACATTCTTTTGAAAGAAGCGGAAGAAAACCGTTTGGGTGTTATCTTCATGGAAAAAACGGAATTACACTGCATGATGGTGATGACTTTTGCAGCTACGGTGAAAGGAAGGAATCAAATGAATGAAGAACATTATTTCCTGCGCCCCCCGATCATCATAAGCGAAGAGGAATTAAAAAGGCAAAAGAGAGACCCTAAACTCCTGATAGAAAAATTTGAACGGCTGAGACGGTGCGAATTAAATTCCGGAAAGTCTGAATCTCACCCGGACGTTATGAAACTGTCTGAAATGATCGAGAAGTTAAGAAAAGAGGGAAATTATGAGTGACTGGCTATTATTACTTTTAGGTTATTTTTTAGGCGCACCGTTAGGCTTCTTGCTTTGTTCCGTTCTGGTGGCAAGCAAAGACCCGCCAAAGCCGCACACCACTTGCAAGGACTGCGTACATAGAAACAAGAAGGAATGCCCTTTCTCCCATATCGAATGTGATGTGACCGGAGACTATATTTTCTGGCATACTAACAAACAAGATGATTTCTACTGCAAAGGCGCTAAAGCACATGAACCGGAAAAGCTGTGAAGGGTGCATCTATCATAGAGCACTGGCAACCCACGGACATGGATTCGTTAAATACTGTAATTATCTTTTAGACACCGGTAAGCCCAGAGGTTGCCCGCCGGAGAAGTGTGATAAAAAGACTGTCAGGAGGTTGAAAATTGACAAAGAAAGAGTTTCTAAATCAATATCTAAACGCCGAAAAAGAAATCGGAATCAAGCTTGACCAAATAGCCAGGCTCAGAGAACTATCAACAAAAACAACCCAAACTTTAACCCCTGACAGAGTAAAAGGCAATTCTGAAAACCGCCTGGAATCCTCTGTATCTAAAATCGTGGATATAGAAAGAGAAATCGGTGCTTCTATTGATCAGCTTGAAAGAACCCGCTTGCAAGTGGAAAGCGTCATTAATTCTGTCCCTAACGTGAATCAAAGAAACGTGTTGAGGTTAAGGTACATAAGCGGAAAAACTTGGGAGCAAATCGCGGTAGATCTGGATTTTTCTTATCAATGGGTTTGTGAGCTGCATGGACGGGCACTCCAAAATATTTCTCCGATAGTTGATAGAAGTTGATATTCAACCTATGATATCATTAAACTAAAGAAAGTTTATGTAATACAACCTCCAAACAGCCGTAGCGCGGACGGTAATAATATCCGCGCTGTATTTCTGGCAGGACAAATACCTCAACAAACGAGAGATGCGGGGCCGCTCCCCTCCGACAGCCGGACGGAATACAGACCGATAGCAACTGTGACACGACGGAGAGCAACGCCGGATAGTCCACAATGAGAGGACGGCAGACACGCCGCCGACATACCTAGAGAGATGATAAGATGCGTGTTCGATAAAATATTTTTCAGCCCTTTTGCTATTAGCGGAGGGCTTTTTTGATACCCAAAACAGGAAGTGATTTCATGTACTGCCCAAGAGATGGAAAGTGTGTTTTTGATGGCTTCAAGACGGCGGAAAAGCATATTTGCGCTTTGCCTAGATGTCAATATCCCCGTGAACTAAAACAGGCCTTGCAGAACCGCATAGCCAATATTTTAGGACAGCCACAGGGCAGAACCAGGCTGGCGTGGGAGCTTGAAAT